AATATTATACGGATGGCCGCTTTTGGACCCTAAAGGGGAATTTGAATTTCAAACGAACTTCTAGTTATTTACAGAATATGCCATTTGGAGACAATATAAATTGTATCCAGTCTCCAATTCCCAGAGTAAAAGCCCATCAGTTGTCTCTAATTGACCAAAGTCAATGGCTCCCCCCAAACGTTTTAAAGTACAAGCCAAAAACTATTTCATCACTTATCCACAGTGCTCACTCACTAAAGAGGAAGCACTTTCCCAAATTCAAGCCATCAACACACCCTCGAATAAAAAATATATCAAACTCTGCAGAGAGTTACACGAAGATGGGAGCCCTCATCTCCATGTGCTCATCCAGTTCGAGGGCAAATTCGTCTGCACGAATAACAGATTCTTCGACCTGGTATCCCCAACCAGGTCAGCACATTTCCATCCGAACATTCAGGGAGCTAAATCAAGCTCAGATGTCAAGGCCTACATCGACAAGGACGGGGACACTCTCGAGTGGGGAGAGTTTCAGATCGATGGAAGATCAGCAGGAGGAGGACAGCAGACAGCCAACGACGCTTACGCCGCAGCACTTAACGCAGGCAGTAAGTCAGAGGCTCTTAGAGTCATTAAGGAACTAGCTCCTAAAGATTTTGTACTACAATTTCATAATTTAAATGCAAATCTAGATAGAATCTTTCAGGAGCCACCGGCTCCCTATATTTCTCCTTTTTCTCCTTCTTCTTTCGATCAAGTTCCAGAAGAACTTGAAGTTTGGGCCATCGATAACGTTGTCGATGCCGCTGCGCGGCCCCTTAGACCTCGGAGTATAGTAATTGAGGGAGATAGTCGAACGGGGAAGACGATGTGGGCTAGATCATTGGGACCACATAACTATTTGTGCGGACATCTGGACCTGAGTCCCAAAGTATACAGTAACGACGCCTGGTACAACGTCATTGATGACGTCGACCCGCATTTCCTCAAACACTTTAAAGAGTTCATGGGGGCCCAAAGAGACTGGCAGTCCAACACAAAATACGGAAAGCCAGTTCAAATTAAAGGCGGGATACCGACAATCTTCCTGTGCAATCCTGGTCCGAACAGCAGTTATAATGAATTCCTCAACGAGGGAAAAAACACATCATTAAAGAATTGGGCCTTAAAAAATGCAACCTTCATCACTCTCGAAGGACCACTGTACTCAGCTTCCAATCAAAGTACAGCACAGGGAAGCGAAGAGACGCAACAGGAGGAGGAGAGTAGATCTTGAATGAGGGTGTTCTTAGTATCTGTCAATCAACTGCCACAACCATGGATTCACGCACAGGGGAACCCATCACTGCAGCTCAAGCAGGGAATGGCGCATATATCTGGGAAGTTCCAAATCCCCTCTATTTCAAGATCATCAGCTACGTCAACCGTCCATTCACGACGAATATGGATATACTCATGATCAGGATCCAGTTCAATCACAACCTGAGGAAAGCGTTGGGGATACACAAATGTTTCATAGCTTTCCGAATCTGGATGACCTCACAGCCTCCGACTGGTCGTTTCTTAAGGGTCTTTAGGACTCAAGTGCTTAAATATTTAAATAACTTAGGAATTGTCAGTATTAATAATGTAGTTAGAGCAGTTGATCATGTATTATGGAATGTATTACAACATGTTGTATTTGTAGACCAATCATCTTCAATAAAATTCAATATTTATTAATTTGTCACGGAATCATAGAAGTAGATCCGTATCTTCAAGGTAGCATACACTGGGTTAGAGGCGTGAGTACACGCCATATACAACATTAAAGCATTCTCAGAATGATTCTCATACTTGCCAGCTTCCTGCTGGTTATACACAACATAATTATTAACTCTAATAAATTTCTTCACGAGAGCTTGTTCCTTTGAAGCGTATTGTCCACCGGTGACAGTTGCATACCATTTGCGCAGAACTTGATACCTATCACGATGAACATTCTTCACAGTCGCCGTACTGGGCTCATTATCAAACATATTAAATACCTCTCCAAAATCTTGAGGTTTATCAACAGGTCTACGATCTCTAACCAAGAAAAACATCACACTATTCGTGTGATTCTTCGTCTTAATGTTCTCATCCATCCAGATCTTACCCAACACATAAACAGACTTAACACAAAATCTCTTACCAACTCTATGGGTCAGCCCAGTACCACGAGTAACATCACTAACACACATTACTTTACCTATATGCTGAATATCATGTCTGGACTCAAACGACTGAACCTTACATGGACCTTCACATCCTCTAGGAACATCTGGACTTCTGTACATCCTGTACATCCTGGGCTTTCTGTTCATGGGCCTGTTCGCCCATGCTTTTGCTTTGGTGACGCGGACAATGGGGGCAGCAGCACGGCTCACATATGGGCTGTCGAAGTTGAGACGGCGGCGTACCTTCGAAGCGGGCGTGGAAATGATTATATCTGCTGGTCGCTTCGACATAATTCCTAGCCCTTATTACCAGGATTAAATCCCTTATCAAATCGTAACCCAATGTATCAGGAGAGTAAGTTTTCTCTACTAACTGCAAATATTTAACTGCTAACATACACCTAAAACCGTGAACGGTGTCGGGGAACTCATTTAACAGTGGATCCCACATTTTTCAAACGCAAACTTAGCAACGAAGTACTTATAATAGGCGGGAGAATTATTTAAGCTTTGAGCGCGTCATATGATTGGCCGACAAGAGTTAATGGTAGGGCCCACGAAAAAATCGCGCGGCCATCCGGT